GGGCCAGCGCCTGCTCCACAAAGCTGCGGGGCATGAGCGCCACCTCGTCCAGAAGCACCCCGGCCAGCGTGATGCCCTGAATAAGCATGTAAGAACTTTCGTCCTTTCCGCCGAACAGGTACACCATGTTCACCTTGCTGCCGCGCTGCACCGTGAGAACGTGGCCGCTGCGGTTGTAGGTGATCTGGAACTGCTGCTGCAAATACCGGACAGACAAAAGCGGCTGAACAATGTTTCGCTCCACCGCACCCACGCTCTTGCCGCAAAAGGCGAAAGAGCAGTGATTGAATTCTGCCATCATCCAGAGCACGAAGGACAGAGACATGATGGAGGTCTTGCCGGAACGAACCGCACCGTCACAGATCAGGGCATCGTAGTCGCTTTCATACGGGAAGGTCAGGATCTTTTTTTGCTTTGGAGAGAAGCTCATTTTTTAAACTCCTCCTTCAAGCTCTTGGTGATGGGGTCATCCTCAACGGTCTGGTGGAAGGAATCACCCTTCTTACGATCATCAATGACCGTCCACTTGTCAATCAGAGTGCCCAGCGCCGTGGTGATCTGCTGCAGGGTCGCCCCTTCCAGCTTCTCCGGGTCGGTCAGGACACCAAGATAAACGTCTATGATCTCCTGAACGCGCTCTTTCTTGCTGTCCATGTAGTCCAGCATCTCAAGTGTGTTCTGCTCTTTTTTTTGCTCAACTTTTTTCAACATTTCGGACGGAGCCGTTGAAATCAGCCGCTTTACCGTCGTGTCAGATACTCCGTTGAGCTTGGCGGTCTTGGTGTAGTTCTGCAGCTGCACATAGTCCGCAATGATCTTCTTTTTCTGCTTGTCTGTCAACCGCTGCGCACCCACCGCCACCACCTTCCTAAATCAGGGTATAATAAAACCCCGCCCCAGTGTGGGGCAGGGTCAAAAACTAAATTTTACAGATACAGCAGCCGGAACGTTTCACGGCCTTTGGGAGTGATAAGCGTCTGCACGCCGCTCCACTGGGTCTTGTCGTTCTTGGCTTCCTTGACCTCAAACAGACCGTTGTTTTTGTCCTCACGGGGCATGAGCTTGCCCTTCTGGTCGCGGTAGATGAATTTCTTTTCCAGCAGCCAGTTCACAAAGGTCTTGGGCTTTACGCCCAGTTCCTTGGCCGTGTCACGGAAGCTGGTAAGCATATTCCGGTCTACCAGCTCATCGAAATACTCTGCCTTGGGAGCCATGATGTTGTTCTGCACTGTCAGCTCAGAAATGCGGGCCTCGCGTTCTGCGAGGGTCTTGTTTGTCACAAGCAGAGCCTTTGCCATCAGCTCCTGCGGGGTAAGCTGCTCCTGCCCGGCGATGTACCCGCCATTCTTGCGGATGGACGGCAGAACGGTCTCCGTCACCCAGTCGGTGAACTTCTCTGCGGTGGGGAGCTTGGAGCCGAACACCAGCCGGTAGAGGTCGGATTCAGGGATGAAAATTGCATCCTGTGTTCTGCCGAGGGAATCCGTGATGGGGTAACGTTTCGTTAGGTCACCCTTGCAGTGGTCGTTGAGTGCCTTGCTCGGGTTGCTGTATCCAAGTGCCTTGGCGATGTCTGCGCCGCAAAACAAAACCGTACCGTCATTGTCCAGCGTGCGGACGGTGCCAAAATCGTGGTTGTTGAAAATCTGAATGTTGCTCATTTTACTTTCTCCTTTTTGCTAAAGGCCATGCCATCAGCATAAGCCTGATTCACAAGTCGGCAAATATCATCGATGAGCCCCTTCAGACTATCATTGAGATCCGATTCTTCCATATGCGATGAACGAAGGAAGAATTCTTTGGTAACAGGATAGTTCATTGTAAAAACCTCACATTTCATCTTGACAAATCGCTTATAAAAAAATAAAATGGAGGTGCAAGGGGCTTGTGTCGTAGCTTGCTTCTGGCGTTTAGCGGTTCAGCGTTCCAGCGCTGGCCGCTTTTTTATATTTCTCGAAACGTGCCAACTGCTCGGCTCTGGTGAGCTTTGCAAACTCCTTGCTAGTCACGGAGCATCACCTCCCGGTATTTGCTCCCTTGCACCTCTGACCTCCTTTCCATGCAAGTATTATATCACCAGATTCAAGTGATTTCTATTAGCATTTTCACTAACTTCAAGTGTCAAATCTTGTTGATTTTTCACTTGTTTTTAGTGATAATGCAATATATAATAGATGTAGAAAGAAAGGGGGATTAAGGATGCCTATCAAGTACAAAATCGAAATTTTGCCAGCACTTAAAGCAATCGGTTACACTCAGACGCGGATTCGAGAAGAAAAGCTCATCGGGCAAGCTACCCTGTCACAGTTGAGAAAGGGCGAACTCGTCAGCTGGGCTACCATTGAAACACTCTGCCGACTGCTGGAATGTCAGCCCGGCGATATACTGGAATATATCCCGGACGACCCGAACAAGCCTGAATCCGATGAAGAAACGGACGCTTTGCGTGCCGCACTTCTCAACCAGATCAAAGGTTTGTAATTCAAAGCCCTGCCGCTTGGCGGGGCTTTTTGCATAATATAAGCAGCAACGCCGTAATCTGTTTTTACCGGACAGTAAGACGTTGCCGCTGCATCCGGAACTTTCGCGGCCGGATGCCCCGCTGTACTTTACACAGCCGCCCCCGGTCATGCAAAGTCTGGCACTCCAGGCAGGGCTCGAACCTGCAACCTGCGGTTTTGGAGACCGCTGCTCTACCACTTGAGCTGCCGGAGTATAAAAAGCCGCCCTTGGAATCGAACCAGCCGTGTCTACACACACGCACCGCGCTCCAAACTGCGCTCAGGCGGCCATATAGCAAATAAAAACAGCCCACGGTTCGCCGCCGGGGCTGCTTGAGTTGACGCACATCCTGCGGGGCATGCTGGCCCGCTCAGATTTCCGGTGCTGCTGTTCACGGGCGGAGGTTTCAGGGCGTGGGCAAGATTTCAGGAATCCCACACCCACCCGCACACCGGTGGTGAATCACTCCATGCGTCACACGCCGCGTTACAGACTTTGCGGCGTTCGGTGCGAGATTGCAGACTTGAACTGCGCCTAAACCTCCATGGTCGGTCTGGACACCATTTCTCGCATAGAAGCAGCCCGCAAAGCACGGTGTCAAAGCGAAAAAGCGTTAAGCGGCATGAACGAAAGGAGAATCCGTAAGGGGCCGCACTTTGGAAGCTGCTGAGAAGCGGCGCACCGCTTTGCGCGGTTCCGCTTGTAATCATTTTACCATACTTTGATTCACATGTGTTTCACAACAACTCAAATAAAGCGTAGAAATCAAAGCGCTTTCAATGGTCGTTTTGTACATCTTCCCAGATTTCTGCCAAAGCATCAAACCCCTCGTGGATGTAGGTAGAGACCGAATTGTCTCTGGACAAGCCCACGTCCACCGCAATCTTCTTTTGGGGCTTCAGGTCGATATACCAGCCGCAGATGCACTTTGCTTGCTTTTCAGACCGAGCAGATCCGCTCAGGCAGTAGGCCCGCCGGGCAGCTTCGATGCGCAGTTCACAGAGATCAAGCTCCATCTGCTTGAGGTTCCGCTCTTCTGTGTCGATTCTCTCCACGGCAAAGCCTACTTTGTCACCAGCTCCACCGCCCGTGGGCATCCCGCTCATGCTCTGGGTGCACTTTTCGGCAGTGTCCCGGATGCGCTGGATCTTCTGTTTCTGGGCCTCGACCTGCTCCGCCAGGTCTCTGCACTGCTGGAACCACGCTTTGACGGTGCGGTAATCCGGCAGTTCCGGCTTGTTCGTGTCAGGTGTCCAGGTTTGGATCATGTATCTGCCTCCATTTCTTCGATTTCGTCGCCCCACGCATCCCAACCAGGAACACGTTGACGGGCAAAAAGTTCTATTCTAGGGACATCTCCCAGCAATTCAACGATTCTGTGTCTTGTTTCGTCCGGCTTTACGCTGTGTGCCTGTATCGGCGATTCGATCACCTGATGCACCGAATGGCTTTTGACCATTTCTTTAGCCTTGAATCCCGGCGTTACTCCCAGCAAGCACACCTCAGCATTTGCGCGAGTGTATGCTCCCATGCCGTAAAAATTTCCGCCCGATTTATATTTCTTGATCCAAACGAAGGCGGCGGTTTTATAAGCAAATCCCCATGCTTCCATTACCCGAAGTGCATCCGGGACGGTTGGAAACGTGGCCCACATGAACAGGGCGCAGCCCCCCCCCTGCAAGCTGACGAACCGGCAACGCGCAGATTCTATCAACATCCATTGTGCGATAGTGCTGTTCTGCGTTTCCTCGGCTTTTTGGTCCGGTTCCGTGCTGGCGGTAGATCCACGGTGGGTCTGCATATATGACGGAGTACTTTTTGTTTGGAAAGTCCATATCATCCATCCATTTCCTCGATCCAGATTTCTGCTCTGGGGTTTTTCTTGTCGTAATCCACCCGGCTGCCATCGTGGGCGGCCACGATCTGGCTGTTATCGTCCGCCAGAACCTTGGCCTTCACCAGAATGTCGCAGGTCGCCTCTATGAGGTTTGCAAGGTCAACCTTGCGCCGGGTGGCCATGTAGTACACGCACCGCACATTCACGCGGGCTGTGATGGGGTTGTAAGGCCGCTTGATCTGCCACAGGCACTTTTCCTGATACTGCATGAACGCCTCGCTGGGGGCCACAATGCGGCGGTTTGCGTGGGCCTTGAGGATACGGGCGGAGTTTTTCTTTGTGCGGGGGTCGCCGTAAAGGATAATTTTCATTCGTTATCCTCCACATAGCGCCAGCTTTGGGGCGGGCAAGTGATTTTCACAGACCGCATACCAAACCGCGTACTTTGCAAGCCTGTGAATTCACGCAGCTCGCGCGGCTGGTCATAAATCTTTAGGTCTGAGATATGCCACGCCCAGCCGTGGCACTTGTTCAGGCAGCGGACAATGCGGTCTCTGTCCATGCAAGCCATTTCTTCGACATCATCCGGGGCGCGGCATATCGGTGCGAGCTCCCAAATCTTGTCGCAGACGAACTCGCCAATGATCATACCATCCAACCGCTGCCAGCCTTTGCCGGGGACGATTCGCAACCAGCCCATCTTCGACTGCTCTTTCGTGCAGTAGATGTAGCACTTGAATGGAGGCTTCACGCCCTCCGGCTTCGTCTTGCGTACCTCCACAGTTTTTTCTTTCAGGACGATCTTACTGCACCATACCGGACGGATGCTCATCAGAACTGCTTTATTGTACGGCATCTTTTACACCTCCTTGATGGCGTGGAGCCGCTCGTCTACCTCGCTGAGAGCCAGAATATCCACGCTGTCAAGACTCCCATGCTGCACAAGAGCGTTCAGCAAGATTGAGGATTTCGCCATCTCCAGAGATGCAGATTTGCCCTTTTGCTCCTTTGTGGCTTTTCTGATGATGTTGTTCAAGGTAACGATTTCCTCGCCGGTCAACTCGACGATGGCGGAACCGGGTTCATTCTTCGCATGGTCCCGATAAATCAACGAACGGATTCTCATATTTTCCAGCCCTCCCTTCAGTAATACTCGATTTCCACCAGTGAGGTGGATACCAGCTCAAAGCGGCCATTCTCAAGAGGGATTTGGAGAAGAGGGTAATTGGCTTTCATCCCGCCCATCTGCAGAAAGCTCCACATGGTGTCCAGCATTTCGTTTTCCCAGTGTTTCAGCAAAAGATGTCTCTCCCTTCCTGCATCCGTTGGAAGGTTTCCTCGTAGGAGTAAACCTTTGCCGGGACAAACTTCATTGTGTTTGCATCTGCCAGCATTACAACGTCCTCATGCTTTTCGATCAGCTGGCGAAGCTCTTTCATGTAGGCCACCAGCCCGCAGGCATCCGAATGCGAAACGCCGCGGCTCATCAGCTGCTTGATAAACTGTTTTTGTTTCATATAATCGCCCCCATTGTTCTGACATTGCTTTTTTCAATGTTGGTCATTTTTTCATCATCCCTTCCATTGCCAGCTGCTCGCACTGTTTTTCAGCTTCCCGGCGCTGCTGGTCATACTCAAACAGCATGTCAGCGTACTCGCTGCCCACCCTGCGGATGGCTGTTTCCAGCATCTCCGTCACGAGGTCTGTGTACTTGTCCGAGCCCTTGCGGCTGTTCCTGGCAGCTTCCCGGGCTTCCCACAGGTCGGTGAGCTTGTCCCGCCTGTCGGCGGTGATCTCGCCATAGCCGTAGGAATCCTGGATCTGCTCCATGCTTTCCCAGCCTGCCAGCTCTGCAAACGGATCCGCTTCAGCTTTTTCCATGCTGCGGGCTTTGGTCTTTTTCTTGACATACCTGGTCAGACCGTCCTGCATCACGGCGCGGGCATCGTCCATCGCCTTGCGGACAGCCTTGACCTCCCGCTCTTTCTTGAGCTGCCCGGGCTGGTTGGCCCACTCGGCCATCAGTTCAGATTTGGTTTTCGGTTTCATGTTCTTCCTCCGTTTTGACAGCTTCACGAATGTTCAGCTTCTCCCCTTTGATGGTTTCTGCGGGTACTGCCACTCCCCCACATGGTGGATGGTGCCGCCATAGTCAGGGTTCAACCAGCCATCAAAGCCGTAGCAGTCCTTCATGTAGACACCGACCTTGTAGCCCTCCTCTTCCGTGTATAAGAGAAGCTGTTCGCTCACGTCGCACTCAATAGTGCCCTCGCATTTATTCTCGTCCACCTCGTGGTGCAGCAGCGGGATCTCACTGGCCGGGTGCCAGTTCTGGCAGGTGCACTCATGCTGTACCGTTGGGGCGGCAGAAAGCGTTCCAATGACCATGTCAATAACTTTGGCACGATCTTTTCCGGAAACCGGTGCGCCCAAAAGGCAGGATTTTATCGTTTCAAGCTCGTTCAAAAATGCGTTTGCGTCAATCAGACGTACATCAGCCATGTGTCAAAACCTCCGTTCTCTTGACATGGATGTCCCGGTACTCCGGGTAGTGGTCGCCCGCCATCTGGCAGGCGTGAAATTCTGCGGCCTGCTGGTTGCTGGCGGTCAAGCGGTAGGTCAGGGCCGCGTCTCCTACCGGGCCGCTGCACAGCACAACAACATGATATTTAGGCACTCTTCGCCTCTCCTTTCTTGCGCAAAGGCCTGCGATTTGCAGCGTTTTTGAGGAAATCGGGGGCTTTTGCTGCATCTTCCGGGGGGCGCGTGACCAGTTTGTCACGCCCCGCCCCAATGGGGTTCGTCTTGCGGTACTCTTCCACAGACGTGCAGCCCTGCCGGGCAGCTTCCGCCAGTGCCTTGCGGACATAGGCCCAGCTGTGGCCGCCCAAATCCTCGCACTTGCGGATGATCTCTGTCACAAGGTCAGCACCCAGGCGCTCAACGTAAACGGGCAGCTCTTTCTTGCCTGTTTCGCTCAGCTTTCCGATACGGCCCCGGAATTCTTCAAAAACAATGGTCGTCGTCAAGTCGTCTCGCGCATCCGCGCGCGTGTCGGAGTCTACGATAGTAGACGACGACTGTACTTTGTACTTTGTACTTTGACCTTTGTACTTTGGTGTGCATTTGGTTTCTGCCGGTTTCTCCGGAAAACCATTTGGTTTCTCTCGGTTTTCTGCAATAACCATTTGGTTTTTCTCGGTTTTCTTGGGTCTGCCGCCTTTACTGCCGGATTCTCTATGGGACAAAACGGAACGTTGATACGTTTTAATATTCTCGTCCATGAACGGTCGAAGTGCTTCAAAAGCCATCTGCTCCAGAGGTTCCAGTCCATCCGGTTCCTCTCCGTGCTCCACATACCGCCGCATCTTGGTGATGGTATTTTTGTACTGCTCAGGTGGAAGAATATCCAAAATCACAAATTTGTCGAATGGAATCATCAACGCTTTCGGCCTGATTTCATCGTCCACGGTGCACCTCCTTCCTTACACGCCCGTATAGCCAGATAGCACAGCTGGGAGGTCAGAACGGGAGATCGCCGTCGTCTGTGATCTCTGCGAAATCATCCGCGGAACCCTGTGAAAAGCTCTGCGCCGCCTGCGGGGCGCTGTGAGAGGCTTTTGCTTCGGAAGTATAACTTTCCGTCTGCTGGCCGAAATCGCGCACAGCGGGCTTGTCTGCCGCCTTTGAGCCGCAAAAGCTGACGTTGTTTGCAAGAACCTCCACTTTCGTGCGGTTGCTGCCCTGCTTGTCCTGATACGAGCGGGTCTGGATACTGCCGTCAATGGCGATCATGCTGCCCTTCTGGAAGTACTTGCAGATAAACTCTGCCGTCTGCCGCCAGGCAACAATATCGATGAAATCGGCCTTGCGCTCCTCGCCCTTCGGGGTGTATGTACGGTCAACCGCAATGCTGAAGCTGCACACGCTGGTGCCGTTCTGGGTGGTCTTCAGCTCCGGGGTATGGGTCAGGCGGCCCATCAATGCTACGATGTTAAGCATGCGTCAATCCTCCATCTTCCGCGCTATCACCAGCTCCAATCTCATAATCGATATTTGCGCCCATCAGGACCTCCGGGCATTCAGCGCGGGCAAAATAAGCAGCGGCGCGATATTTCAGCATCATTTCTGTCATGGAGGGCCAGAAACTTCCGTTTTTATCCCACCATCCGTTCTTTTTGGCCATTGCAACGGTCACCTTGGGACCTTCTACCTTCTCGCCGGTCACTTTGTCGATGCCAACAAGGCGGCACCCCCATGTATCCTTTCCCTCTTCGCCTTCCATCCGGTAGTGCGTGCGCCCTGCGAACAGGCCGCTGTTATCGATCATGGCCTTGCAGCTCTTGCCACTCCACGAAGGATTGCCACGGATGACGTAAAGGTTCTGCATCACAAACGTCGGATCCATGCCCATTCGGATGGCCATGTTGCAGGCGACCGCGCAGGCGGCAATGTTTCCCTTGTAGCTCTGGGGAACCATACCGTCAGGAAGCTGTGCATAGGCTTTCCCCATGCTGCACGCGAGCTTCCACGAATCCATGGCCGGGTTGACGGCCTGCACGGCAATCGAGGTTTCCTGCGGCGGAACCGGCGCGATCTGCTCGGCGGGTGTTTTAATGATTTCTTCAGGCATGATGGATGTCCTCCTCTACAAACTTTACTTCAATAACATTGGCGAAACGCATGATTGCGTCCAATTCGGATTTTGTGCAGTGGAAAACGATCTTACGGTCTCTTGCCTCCTCTTCCTGCGTGAACGATGCAAATTCACCGTCGTCAAACTCGTCCGGGTCGAACCTTCCGTTGATCTCATAGGCGATTGCAGGCTTTGCCAGCTTGATCCTGTAGGGGTTCTGGTAAACGCCTTTGTAATTGTCCGGCATTCCTCTGATCACTGCTTCATGGAGCATCTCTCGATACTCCATCATGTAACAAAAGTCTATGGAATCATAAGGCTCCGGCATGATTTGTTCCCCAGCGGCAGCGTGGATGATATCGACCAGACAAAGAAGCTTTCCGACGCGCCGGTAGATCGAATCAATCGTACTTCTCGTCACGGTATCCGGGAGCTGATTTGACCGGGCAAAATTCGTAAAAAGCGCAATCGCATGGTTCACATCACTTGTCAGCTCGTTCCCGGTGCTGATAAGCCGGAACAGGACATTGTCCGTTCCAACGTACTGGAAAATACCCTCAGCTTTGTTGGAGAGCTCTTTCACGCGGGCTCTTCTGGATAAAATGCTCATTTGCGCCACCTCCCGTTTTTCCATGCCCGCCAGACCAGAAAGACCACGACCAGAACGTTGAATCCGATCCATAAGGTCAGCCCACGGGCCACCGCCTTTGCCACCGGGGTGGAAAGTGCTTCCACGGCCCGGAACAGCAGCTCTGTTTTACTCACTGTAAAATCTCCTTTCGTTCAAGAATACTTTGCTTTGCCTTTGCTACGCGCTTCGCCGCTTCTATTTGCATTTCTTTGCCTTTGCTCTTCAGCGCGAATCTGCTCTACGCCGTTGCGCATCTCTTCGTATCTATGCCTTAGCGAATCGTCGCGCATCCATGCCTTTGCTTTTCTTTGCGCATCCATGCCTTTGCATTGTCAAGGTCAGCCTGGCTTATCTATGCCTTTGCTATGCATAGCAGAGCGGCGCGTATCTGCTCAACGCCCTTGCGATGCCTTGCCGCCCACACCACGCCCAGCCTTGCCTTTGCTTTTCGGCACAACACCCAGCCTTGCCTTCGCTTTTCGACACGAGGCCCTGCATTTCCTTTGCTTTGCTTATCGAGGCAAGTCTGATCCAAGCGATCTACGCCTATCTACGCCGTTGCGCTGCGCTTTCCAGCTGAGCCTTGCCTCTGCCCCGCGCTGCACTGCAGTGACTACCTGTGCCTTTGCTGAGCAAACTTGTCAGCACAATGCCGTTGCCGAGTTCTGCGCACATATCCGCGCCTTCGCAAAGCTGTTACAGGCTATCCAGCGCCTTTGCAAATCATATAATTGCCGTAGCAGATCAAATCCTATCCATGCAATGCCGTTGCTCAGTCGATGATGTCAAAGGTGAAGCGGCCCTTGCCGCTGTTTCTCCACTGGCCGATGCCGCGCAGAACGCCGTAGTCCAGCCACTCCAGAACCGCATTCTCGAGCGATTCGTCCATGAGGAGGATTTCAAACTCACAGGTGCTGCCTGCCGGGATCTCCTCGGAGTTGGCCAGGCTCACACGCTCACCCTGGGCCGTCTGGGCACGCAGGGGGCGCTGGCAGTCTCCGATCTTGCCGTTGACCTTGATGGGGATCATGCGGGGCTGCGGGAAGATCAGGCCGTCGATGACCTTCTTGTAGGCGGAGAGCTTGCCGCTCTCGTTGACGGCCCGCTTCTTGCCCGTTTCTGTCTTGCCGCCCACGCGGGCCAGCATGCCGCAGGAATCCTTGAAAAATCCCTTGATCTGGTAGTCGTAGAGCACCGGCTCTCCGTTCTCGTTGCGGGGAAAGACGGTCATGCCCTTATCTGCCACGGCATCCGCGCCCAGAGCGGCCACCTCGTCCTCGATCGTGGCAGCATCCGGGCTCTTGCTGGCAATGAAATCCCGGGCGACGTTCTGGTTGGAGGGCCAAGTGCCCAGCACCGGCTCCAGGAAGGTGATCTTGACTTTCAGAATTTTGGTTTTCATGCTGATTTCTCCTATATCTTGTGGTTTATGTAATCCAAAACGCATTATCTTGCGTACAGCAGGTTTCACAGAGCGTCCCGCACCTGAATCATCTCGTAGTGCCGGATGTTCTCGTCTGCCCAGTGCTGGGCCTTAACGCTGGCGGGCTCCCCGGGGTATTCGTCCGGCGTGAGCGGGTCTGTGAACTGCCTGATATCGCAGCCCCGAGGGTTCTTACGGTAGGCGTAAGCATATACAATCATGCTCATGCGCCCCTCCGGTTCTGCCGGTAGTCCGGCTCCTCGGTGCGGGCGTGGGTGCGGTCAACGCGGCCATAGCGGCGGGCGTTCTGCTCACGATCCTGGGCGGCAAAGCCCAGCCGCAGGAATATCACCGCTGCCAGCACCAGGCACAGGGCCGTGGCAAACTGTCCGTCCGAGATGGTGCTGCCCGTCTGTGCGCTACCCTCGATGCCCATGCCGTACAGCATACTTGCGGCACCGCTGGCAGCGGCCAGCCAGTACCAGACGCGGGATTTAATCTTCATATTTCCATTTCCTCCTTGTAGTTCTCATACGGGCGGACGATCTTGCATCCGCGCCGGTGCATATAATCGATAAAACCGTCGATGTAGATTGTTGCCTGCCGCCGTTTGGTATCTTCCCGGGGGACTACCCACCCGTCATACTCGCCGTGTGCAACATTATTCCAGAACTTGCTCGGGCTCATCGGAACAAGGTTTGCCCGGAACATCTCGCAACACTCTGCAACGCCTTTCATTGTGATCCTGTCCATGTGGAGCCTCCGTCACTCTGATTCAACAGCCAGTCCATCTTTGAGCATATACCATGTATCTGCTTTGATTGAAATTCCGTCTACAAATTTTAGGTCTGCGCAAAGAAAATTTCCGTCATCGTCGTACTCGGTCAGAACCAAATAGCACCCAACGGAGCCCTTGACTTTGCTTTTGTACCCATTTGCGACAGCAATGCTGTTGTTTCCCTCTGCTTTTGCTCTGCAATAAGGACCAGTTGCTGCTGCAGTGCTGTAATAGCCGCTGGTGCCTGCAGTGCTGTAATTGCCGCTGGAAAACGGCTCTTTATCTTTCACACGCCTAAATACAGCGTCAAGAGTCGCTTTCAGCATCCCAGCAAAGTTCAGTTCTCCTTTCACAGTGAGCTCCGTACAAGCGAGCTTGCTACCTTTGTCGGACTTGCTGATCTCGCCGCCGCACTCCACCTCAAAGAATCTGGGATTGTCCTTCATCGGGTAGTAGCGCAGAACCTCAAACGGATTTTCACATGCATGCATACCAGCGTTACAGCAGTCTGCCTTATCCTCGAAATAAGTCTTGCCCACCTCATACTTTTTGCCCCGGCAGGTCATATCCGGGTTCATCGCCTTGTATGCAATAATTTTTTCGCTCATGCCGCTGTCTCCTTCCTTTCAAAACAAATTGGTTTTAGTAAACCATGATTTCTTCTGCCAATTTGCGGTTGTAGCCACAAAATACGGTATTGCCCGTGGTCTCGTTGCGCAGGGTGTAGCCCTCTCTGCTTTTCATAAAGCAGTACTTGTACTCATGCCCGCTTTGGCTTTTCTCGGTGTAGCAGAACGGCTTGTAACAGTCTGCCTGTGCGAGCGCCTTGCGAAAGCCGGTCTTTGTCATTTTGCACACTCCATCTCCTTCCTTAGAACATGCTGGTCTGGCCGTTGGACTGCTGGATCAGCATCACGGTGTTTGTGCTGGGCTTCCAGCGCTGGATGTACTCCACCGCCTCGTCAAAGCGCTTGCGGGGAATGTTATTTCTGCCGCTGCCGTGCAACCATCATCAGGCGGGGTTATTCAGGGCGAGTATTCCACGCTTCAATAGTTCGTTGCCTGCCCAATTCCCCGCGATGTTCATAAAAATCGCGGGTAAATGTGATATTGCATTTCGGACATCTAATCCGAATGCCCTCAGTATTAGATTCAGTGATGGTTGTATGCTCCTGCCCGCAGAATGGGCACGGTTTCAGCAGTTCGCCGGGCTTTTTGTTACCGTTCATGCTTCGGCCTCCTTGCTGTCCAGCTTCGGGAGCAGCCCGATGGCCTTGAGCTGCTCATAAATAAACCGCTGCCCCGCTTCGTCCAGACGGTGGTATTCTTGGTGTCCCACTCTCCGGTGCTTTTGTGCTGGAACGGCGTGGATTTGCGATTTTTGGTGTACCTCTTGCCGCAGTACTTGGTGTATAGCACCCACTGGCCGTCGCTGGTCTTGTACTGGATCTTCAGTCCGTGGAGGATGCTGTTGAGCTTCTCGGCGCTCAATCCGTAATCCTTGGAAAGGCTGGTAGTGGTGCGGCAGTTCTTGCCCACGCACACCGCCCTGGCATACTCTGCATCCGGTTTCAGGTCGTTGTTCTCTGCCAGAAGCTGGCGGTTGGCGGCCTTGAGCTGGTCGTTCTGCTTCTGAGCGATCAGCACAGCACGCCGCATAACCGCTTCCGGGCTGTTCCACTTGGCTTCAACGGCAAGAAAGTACTGCCGGGCCTGCTTGCCACGCTCATTGCGCTGAATCATGCACAGCTCCTTGGCCATCGGGATGGTGAGCTGGTGGTCGGTGCGTTCCGTAACCGGGTTCTTTGGATTATTGGTTGCACATTTTTGTGTGACCAATACGAAGTCCTCATTTTCCGAGAAGCCGTACTCGGTCATGCGGTCGAACCACTGTTTATAGGGCGTATTGACTTCCAAGAAGTCGTGCAGCTCCCGACCGCTCACGGTAGGCCGTTCCGGGTTGTCGTAGCTGACCGGAATCAGCTCTCGCATATCGTTTGAGTCGTTCATGCTTTCTTTCCTTCCTGCCGCTCTTCCACCAGCAGCTTGTCCACGGATACCTTAAAGTATCGGGCCACCTTCATCAGCTGGCTGATACTGGGGCCGTAGACGCTGCGCTCCCACTTGCCAATTGCGCCGTTGCTCAGACCTGCTACCTCTTCCAAATCGGTACGGCTCAGTCCGTGCAGCTTGCAAAACTGGTCAATTTTTGAAACATTCACTAGCAATTCTCCTTTCCGGGCTTGAAAATCACTAGAAAATATGCTACTATGTAGTTGCGAGGTACAAAGTGAATAAAATCTAGCGTCTGCCCGATATAATGTTATCAGGGGCTTTTGGTTTTGTTTGCTCCTTACGCTCTCTATTATATAGCCTAATTTTCTAGTTGTCAATAGAAAATTAGGCTATCGGAGGGATTTTTTATGCGTTCTTTGCCGGAGTTGGTAGAATTTATCCGTGTATCGTGCAAATTTCAAAATAGTTCTATTACAAAAATGGAAAAAGATTTGAAATTCGCAAACGGAACGGTAGGAAAATGGGCTAATGGCAAGCGTTATCCGCCTAAGGACAAGCTATTACTTGTAGCTGATTTTTTGCAAATTTCTATTGAAGAGCTTATGGGCGAAGCTCCGGAGCAAAAAGAAAAGCCCACTCCCAGTGAAGAGAGTGAGCTGAATGCGCACGCTAAAGCCATACTATATAAGTATGAGCAGCTTAACCCTGCGCAAAGGGTTATGTTTGAAAAGATGCTTGACGCTGCACTTGAGGCAGCGAAGGGGAAAGAGAATGGTTGAGTTAAAGCAGGAAGAAGCTTTGCTGAAAGCTCTTTGCCAGTTCTATGAGCATCCAGACCCAAACGTCTGTATCTATAAGGAATTCGTTTCCAGTGTTGTCAGAACGCAGGATGCAGATGCCGTGTTGGACGTTCTGTGTGCCGATGGGTATGCGAAAGTCGAGGGTTTTAACCCTTTGATACCCATTTGCGTGAACAACTCCCCGACCATACGTCTGACTGACAATGGAAAGACGTACTTTGTGGAGAATCAGCGAAAACAACGCATTACCCGGCGGCAGGCCATCCAGAGCATCGCGCTCTCCTTGATCTCTGCCGTGATCGGCGGTTTTATCTCAAGATTATTTGCTTGAGAAGTCCAAACCAGAAACGCTCAGAGTGCGACCGCTGATCTTTGTAACGCACATCGTCTTTGCCTTTTCAAAATCCTTTTCTAACAGAGTGCCTGTATCGATTTTCGTTGCGATGCCATGTGAGTCTTGCAGATACAAGGTCGTATAAGGGCATAAACGCAAAATATCGTAGAGGGACACCATTGAAAACTGGGCGATTGCCTCGACTTTTTTTCGTTTGAAAATTTCAAGATTCGTTGCATCCACAAACAGATACACGATGATGCAGGTGACCAGGAAGAGCAAAATTGCAATCACTGCCAAAAGAAAGTTACTCAGCATTTTTCTGTACCTCATCCAAAAGTTCGTCTACATTGATGTCAAGAGAAAGTGCAAGCTTGATTTTCTCAAGTATAACACATTCCGGGGTCGATTTCATCAATTTTGTGCTATATTCTTGCACTTTCTTTTCCTCCTTTGGTCATTGAAAATTTGTTTTCCGGCAGCCGATTGGCTGCCTATTTTTGAATCTAAGAGGTGTTTTTATGGCTCGGAAAAAGAATGATGTTGTCAACAACGGCGAAAAAACGAAGAAAAAACCAAACGGATGCGCAATTATCGTTGCGATTCTTGTGTTCGGGCTTGCGTTTAGTTTTCTTTCTGCCAAAAATATTGCAGACGATGTTGACGTTGTATTCGATGCCACGAAATATGAGCACGAAGACGGTTCCGGCCTGACAGAAGATGAACTTATCAGCATGATCGGAGAGCCAGACAGTACCGAAGACTGGACTTACAGCAACGGTCAAACCGTTCATACGCTGTTCTATGGAAACAATACATATGATTTCGTATTTGAACGCCTGCATCGAATCACACTTTATGACGTTTTCCCTTATAAGTATAAAGATCAGTTCCTTACAATGTTCAATCTGAAAAAGACAGGTAAGACCACTGTAAACGACACCGGAACATGGTATCGCGCTTATAACTGCGGAATCAATGACCTATGGCTCAATTATGAGGACGACAAAATCACAACGTCCATCATCACCTACTCGACATTTTTTAATAGCTAATTTCCTATGAAGTCATCCAGCCGCTGCATCTTCTGCAGCAGCTCCCCGGCAAGCTCCCCGCCGGGGCAGTTGGCGGCATCCAGCAAGCGCCGGACGCTTTCCGCCTTGCGGACCACATAGAAGCGGGCCAGGGTCTGACACTCGGGCGGCATATCCTCATAGCACGCCAGGGCGGCGCGGATGTGGGTGCAAAAGCTCTGCATCTTGTCCATAAATCATTCCTCCCAGGGTTTCGGAGTGGGCCGCGTGCCGGTGAGCACGCTGGCGGGCATTCCGTCAATGATGGTCATATCGGGGTCCATGCTGATTGTCTGACTGTTTTTCATTTCATTTTCCTCCTGTTTTTGGTAATATTTACATCTTATGTACCAGATTCTACCATGCGCCAGAGGAAAATGAAATTGGTGTAATTTTTGTCGAATGGCGCAGAGTTTTTCTGCGCCATTTTTCTTTTATAACACGCTGCGTTTAGGGGTGATAAGTATGAGTTATTTTACCGCTGCTCAAATCGGGAAGGCACTTTCAAAAGCGCGGGTATCCGCCGGGCTAAGTCAAAGAGAGATCGCGATCCGCCTCCAGAAGGGAGAGCGGACGGTGCAAAGCTGGGAAAAAGGAGACACAAGCCCAGACAGCGACGAGATCATGGATTGGTGCGCAGCCTGCGGAGTGTCCCCCATCACGGTGTTCATGGAAGTTATGCACCCGGATCTGTACGCAGTGCCAGACGGGCAGAAGGATGACGCGGCCATAGACAAGGAGCTGCACACGCTGGTGCAGGCACTTCCCCCGCTCTCCCGGCGGCTTCTGCTGTTCGTGCTCAAGGGCCGACACGGGAGCAGCCCGCCTGCAGTTATCTCTGAAATAGCCGCAAACCTCCACTGCCCTCTCAACAACCGGGTCAGCGTGTGCGGCACTATCATTGATCAGTACAGCTTTGCTCAGATCAGAGGGCTTGACCCGTGCCCGGACGAGCCGCATCCCCCGATGGAGGATTTGAAGATCAATTACAAATCCGGGCGCGCAGCGTCAGAGAACGGCGCTTTGGGCTATATAGGGCGCAGAAAGGAGTAGCGCATGAAGTGCGTCAGATGTCATGTAAACATCCCGGACAAGGCTTTATTTTGCCCGTGGTGCGGAAAGCAGCAGGATGCAACGTCCGCTCCCGTGCATAGAAAAAAGCGCCGCCGCCCGAAAGGGAGCGGCAGCGTGTACAAGCTGAAAGGGGTCCGGGCAAGGCCCTATGTAGCCGTAACCGGAAAAAAGGAAGTGCTGGGCACATACGGAACGCCGGGAGAAGCCGTGCAGGCGCTTGACGCATACAACGCCCAGAACACCCCGGCAGAGCGCCTGAAGTGTACTTTTGCGGATGCCTACGAGAAATGGCGGGCACAGCCGAAGTTTTCAAGTCTCAGCCGGGACATGATAAATGGATACGAGCTGGCTTTCAAAAAATCCGCTCCGTTGTACAGCCGACAAATGCGAGACCTGAAAGCGGAGGACTATCAGCAGATCATAGACCAGATGGTTGCAGACGGTCTCTCCCGCAGCTCGTGTGAGAAGCAGCGCACCCTTTTCAGCCAGCTATGTGAGTGGGCAATGGCCCAGGACATCATAAACAAGAACTATGCCCAGCTCCTTCACCTTCCTGCCGCAGCCGGAAAAGCAGAGCGCACCCTTACGGCGGACGAGATCGCCCGGATCAGCGCCTACCAGAACGACAAGCGCTTTGGTCAGACAGCGCAGATCGCCATGGTGCTTCTCTATACCGGCATGCGCATCGATGAGCTGCTTTCCATGCGCTGCGAGAACGTGTACCTGAAAGAGCACTACATGCAGGGCGGTGAAAAAACGGAAGCGGGCAAAAACCGCATCATCCCAATTCTTGACCCCATTTACAAGATCATCGCCTTCTGGATGATGGACAGCGGGTGCGAGTGGCTGATACCTTCCAAGACTGGTACGAAACTGGACAAGCGAAACGTAGCCACAAAGTTCCGGGCCCTGATGCAGGAGTGTCAGATCGATGGTGTGCACCCGCACACCCTTCGCCACACGGCCAGCAGCAAAATGGTGGAGTGCGGTCTTGAAAAAACTGCCGTGCAGGCTATCCTCGGCCACAAAAATTTTTCCACCACAGCAAACAAGTACGTTTCCCACAACGACCCGACATACTTGTTACAGGAGATGCAAAAGATGAAATACTGATTTTGTTAGCTTGTTTGTTAGTTTATTCCGAATTTTTACCGTTTTTTGCCGTGTTTTTGCAAAAGAAAATGCCGTTCATGTGATTCAATATCACGAATGGACGGCATTTTTTGGAGCTGGTGACAGGAGTTGAACCTGCAACCCACTGATTACAAATCAATAATATTTTTCGTATTTATGCTATTTTTTCAGTAAGTGTTAGCTTGTTGTTCGCTTATGGCGTATTCTAAAAGCGATAAATCGCCCGCCTTATCTTACAACAAATGTTGCAAAAATTCAACGCATGTATGCGGAGCGTTCTTTTGTAACGGCTTCGCACAGGCCAGAAACAAGGTCTTCCGCCATGCTCCACATGTGATGCAGCTCTACGCCTGCTGCAGAATCCTCGCTGTCAACGCCGGTAAGGATTTTCTGTGCAATGCGGCGGTTTGCGTCAGCGTGCTCCATTTCTTCCCCAGAGAGCTTATACCACTCAGAAGAAGCGTAGGGGCAGACAGTTTTATAGTCCATTGCCATGCTTGCGTAGTTCATCGCATCGCTGTACTCTTCGGCCATTTGCTTTGCAGCATGAACGAGTGTGTCCTTATACCCTGCAAACTTTGCTTCGTCCATCATAACCAGGTCCTCCCCCTTACAGTTTTTCCACGGCCACAGCCATATTGTTCACCACGGCAGCAGTACCGGTCAGCAGGAAGCTCAGGATAGAGCTTTCGCAGCCGCACGCATTGCGCACCAGGAAAGTCAGTGCCAGATTGGTCGGTGCAGCCGCAGCGGCCACAACCTGAGAAGCGGTAGCGCCGATGACAGCCACGCCGTCCTTCTGGCCGGTCAGGGTCACGGTGCCCGCAGCCGTGGGAGCCAGTGTAGCAGACACGGTCACATGGTAGTAGCCCTGACCCAGCAGGGTGATGGCGTTGCCGTCCTGCCGGATGTTACAGCCAAACCGCCGGGAAGTGGTGCCGACAGGAATAACATCGTTTACCGCCACGGTCTGAGCCGAGGTGTTGGCGGTATAAATCGCAGATTTAGACATAAAAATCTCCTTCCTTATATAAAAGGCGGAGCAGCCTTTGCCGCCCCGCCAATCCTCGCCTAAAGGGCGTATGTGTTAGATGTTGCCGCAGACGTTATTGCAGCCGCAGAAGGGGCTCGGGCCCGCATTGTAGGAGTAGCCGTTGGGGTACTTCACAACGCCGTACATCTGGGAGGCCAGCTCCAGCTGACTGATCCTCTGATTCTGGGCCGCGATGGTCTGCTCATACTGCTGCTTCTGCAGCTCGGCAAACTTTGCGTCAATGTTGGAGTTGATCGCGCAGGTCTGCTTGTCCATCTGGGCTGCCAGATTGGCCGTTGCCAGACGGTTGTCGCAGCAGCACTGAGCAAGCTGTGCCTGGATGCCGTTGCCGGTCTGCAGGATGGTTGTGTTGGTGCCTGCCTGAGCCAGAGCAACTTCTTTGCCCAGCTGGCCGATGCCTCCCTGCATCTCATAGCCGAGATTACAGATACCGTTGCCGATGTTGGTCAGGCGGTCGTTGATCTGGCCGAACTGCTGGCCGAAAAGAATTTCCTGCTGGCTTGCAGCGGTGGCGTACTGGCCGAACTCGCCGGTGCGGTTGCCCCACAGGCCGTTGCCGCCCATAAAGACGAACAGGAAGAGGATGATGATCCACCACGCGCCGCCCTGGCCCCAGCCGTCGTTATCGTTGCCACGGGTCACGGCAGCGATATCGCTCAAAGACATGTTATCCATAGTTGATTTCCTTTCTTGCGAATAGTGAAATTATTTCAAATCGTGGCCACGATTTTTCGATTACTTGATGAAAGGCATGATCTGCTTTGCCATCGCTTCCAGCTGGTGGTACTGCTCATCTGACATTTTGCCTGACTTGCGCAGCTCTTCCACCTGCTTTTGTGGATCTCCCTGGAAAGCGGAGCGGAACTGCTGAAATTGCCGGAGAAGCTGCATCACATTGCCCATCGGGCCGGGCATTGCCGGGCTTCCACCGCCACCCAGAAACTGCATCAAAGGATTTGCCATACCTTAACCCTCCTTTGCCCGTGCGGGCCTTGCAGGAGCCGCCGGGGCCGTCTGATACTGCGCCATCGCGCGCTCCACCTCGGCCTTTACGGCAGCCTGTATCTTCTGATCTGCCTGTGCAGAGGTCAGATACTGCGCCTCTGCCGGGGTCTGCATCGCCGCCGGGTCGATCTTTGTCAGGCGGTAGTACTCGCCGGACGCATAGCCCATCGTGTCTGCCTTTTTGACAGCCATAACAGGCTCGTTTTGCACCATGATCCAGCGCGTTTCGCCGGGCTGCACCATAACCTTGTCCACGTCTGCGATGGTTGGCACCATCGTGAAGGGGCTTTGTCCCCCGCTCTGTGGAGTAGCCTGCTGGGCCATTTGCTGCTGATACTGGCCTTGCCCAAAGCCCATCGGTGGCATCCCGCTGTAAGGGTTCGATTGCCAGCCGCCAAAAGGATATGCCATAAAGCTTCCCCGTCCTTTCTTGATCTTGTAGCACCAGTGTACCTCTCCCGTATATCCTGAGTGCGCAAGGAGAGTGCAAAGAGTGCGCAAATTTTCAAAAAAGTCTTGACATTTACACGCAATGCGTGTATAATAAAGACAGTGAAAGACACAAGCACACAGCAATGGAGGTACAAGATTATGAGAAACGCTATTGAAATCGCCGCTGATATCCGCAACGCCGCCGAGTGGGATAACGACCTGTGCGCGGAGCTGTGTGAGGCCGCCGGTATGGAAAATGAGTGGAACGCCGCGGACGGCGAGACTTTTGAATCCGTCGTCAATTCCGCCGCCGAAAAGCTGGGTGTTGAGATCTACTAAATAAAAAAATCCCCCGCCCGATGCTTGCCACACCGAACGGGGGATTTTGTGAAAGACACCTCACATGGAAGTGTACATTTATCCTATCACACGAAAGAAAGGAAGTCAATCATGCATACCAAGGCAGAGCTTTTCACTATGGCTACCGACCCGGAAATTTCCCGGGTGTTATTCCTCAACAACGTGACCATGACCGTACCGGACGACGCTTCTGACTGCGTTGATCTAGACGCTGAGAAAAAGAGGTTGTCCAACATCTGGGATCTGGCGCACTTGTCCATGCGGGAGTTGGTCTCACGCACCGGAATGTCGCAGACAGCTTTTGCAAAGCAGGCGGGCATCCCGCTGCGATCCGTGCAGGACTGGTGCTGTGAAAAGCGTGCGTGTCCGGCATACGTCCGGTTTTTGTTAGCTGAGCATTATAATCTGCTATAACCTTAACTATGATTGTAGTGTGGGCTGCGGTTTCCGTCAGGGAAGCTTTTGCATGATGCCCCGGCCCGCACTGGCAGCCACCAGCAGAAGCGGCCGCACATGCGCCGTGGACACTGGCACCACTTCTGGACAGGCTCGAAGTCTGAACCGGATAAAAGAAAGCTGGTACTGAAATGGCTTTCTCCGATTTTTTTGGTGCTGGAGACGTAGAGACACCTGTGGTGACGCATAAAGTGAAGGAAGTGTAAGAGATGCCGCCGAAGAAAAATCACATCGGGGAAAAACACGGGACGCTTGAAGTCATCGCAGAGGCCCCATCAAGAAAAAGTAAGTCCGGAAACTTGCTAACCTGCTGGAAAGTGCGATGTTCTCATTGCGGATGCGAAAAAATTATGCTTTGGGGAAGCATCCGGAACGCAAAATCGTGCGGGTGCATCAAAGTGACAGATGTGCCAAAGGAATGCACCTGTAAAAGGTGCGGAAAATCTTTTACCGGAAATATGTTTACTGTTTACTGCCCAGAATGCAAAGAAGTCATAAAAGAGTTGCACGGCGTAAAAGGAAATTCATGTTTTTCTTTTGAAGCAGTCTGTATTGACTGCGGCGCGCATTTTGTTGCAGGTTCAAAAAAAGCTCTCCGATGCCCTGAGTGTAGAAAAAAGGCCAAAAGAGAAAGCAATCGTCTTTGTGCTCAGAGACGAAAAAACGGGACGGCAAGAAGACTTGGAGAAGTATACTCGTGTGCTGACTGTGGGAAGCCTTTTATCTTAAAAAATGGATTTCAAAAGTACTGCCCAGACTGTGAGCCGAAGCATGCCATACAATCGTGGAAAGAGTATAAGGAAAAATACGCAAAAAAGTAAAAATCCCCGGTGCTCCGCATGGATAGAGCACCGGGGATTTTTATGTGTTCGATTCAAGTGCTGAAAGCACCACTTTCAGGTGATAGCATACAGCCCTACGGCTGTAATGCGTCTGTGCTGCAATGTCTGGCAGTGGGAGCCGCTCAACGTACCGCAAAAGAGCTATCTTACGGTCTACCCTCCCAAGCGGTGCGCTTTTGATGGCGGCGGTCATCTGCTGTCGGTCAGTCCTTGCAGCGCAGCGGGCAGCACTACACGAGCCGCCGCCACAGGCAGCACCGAGCCAGAAGGGCTGCGGCAGCTGTCCGGCGTTGCGCACCATTACAGGGGCGTTACCGAGATGGCATGTTTTCGTGAAGCCAAGAAAACATACGCAGACCATTTTCGTGACGTGCCGAAATTGCTCTTGTGCGGCGTACATTTTGTTGGTGTCAACAAAATGCTCGTATGTAGTGCTTGCCATGATATCCTCCTTACTGCTTTTCCAGCGCCGCTTTCATGCGGTCAAAGAAAAACTGAATCACGGTGCCGATGGTCTCATCGGTGATGGCCCACGAGATAAATCTCCCCCACTTGCTGGCGTTGAGGGCCATGCGGAGCATCTGCGCCACCCACGCCTTGCGTTCTGCGCCTCTCTTGGTGCCCTGAATCTCTTTTTCGGCCTGCTCGATCAGGTCGAGCACAGTGCCTTTGACAGCCGCGCCATAGCCCAGCCGGATACAGCCCAGGGCGTAAAACGCAAAGCCTCCCAGCATGAGCACGAGGGCCACAGGGGTGGGAAGTGAGGTCAAAAGGTTACGAATTGCTTCCATGTGTTGTCACTCCTTTCAGTCGCAGATGGGCAGGGCTTTGGTCCGGTTATACAGCTCCGTGCCGGTTCCGTTGCCGCCCAGTGCGTGATAGCTTTTGTAAAGATATTCGAGGTTTTTCAGGCCGCCAGTGTCAATGCTGCCCTGCTTGATGTAAACGGTACAGGACTGATACAGGCGGTCGTGCATGATGGCCAGCAGGCCCTCTTTCACGGCTGTGCGCTCCTCTTCCTGTGCCTTGATGCGCTTTGACAGGCCACGATAGGCAGCGGCCAGAGCACCGGTGATGCCGGTAAAAATGAGTTCTCCGATGTGCTTCAGGATAAACTCCCACATGGGCTTATACCTCCCGGAGCCGGGTCAGCCCCTTTGTCTTGATGATTTTCGGGTAGTTGAGGGTGGTTACGTTGAGGTCAGCGTTGCCGGAAATGCCTGGCACGCGGCCCTTGCTGGTGTGCTGGTGGGCGTTGTACTTAAAACTAACCTTCGGGGCCTTACCCGTATAGTCAGCCAACCATACATCCCACCGCCCGGAAAGTCTTGCCATGTCCAGATGGACGTTGGCATAGCTGGTGTAGGTGTAAAGCTGGGCGTAGAACCCCATCTTCTCGATCTGCTCAAGATGATAGGCCGCCAGATTTGACAGGTCTCCATAGGGCATCCCGGCAAGACTCGGCGATTCCAGATCCAACGCCACCGGCATGGTCAGTTTCTTGCCCCGCAGCGCCTGCCGCAGTACAGCCAGCTCTTCGTCAGCCAGCTTCTCGCAGGAGGCGTTGGTGTAGTAGTACACGCCCACGTCCAGCCCTGCCGCTTTTGCGTTGGCATAGTTGTCCTCGAAGGTGGGGTCGATGTAGGGCACACCGTTGCGGTTCCCTACGGCCCGCAGCATCACGCCTTTGTAGCCTGCCGCTTTGACCTTGCGCCAGCCGTCGAGGGTAATTTTGCCCTGCCACCGGCTCACGTCAATGTACCGGTAAGGCGGCTCACCTGCCCACCCGGTCACGGTGTCCACAGTGGGCACGTCCGGTGCAGGAGCAGGCGCTTCTTTGTCAGCGCTGTCTCCGGCAGCGTGGGAGAGGGCAGAAAAGATATCCCGCAGGAAGTCAAGCATTGCTTTCCACCTCATAAAACCCCTCCTCCGTCAGCTTTGCCAGCACAGCATCCTTGTACCGGTCAGGCACGTTGTCGATGGTAAAAGCGCCGTCAAAGCGGTGCAGCTTGATTTGGGTCACATAAAACAAAACCATAACATCCTCCTTACTGTGCGGCCAGTAGGTCGAGCATAGCCGCTTCCAGAGCAGCAAGGCGCTCTTCTGCGGTGGGCAACTGTGCCTTTTCCTCTGCTTCCTTGCGGGCCTTTTCCTGTGCAGCCAGCTCTTCGGCGGTGTACAGCACATACCGCTGCACCTCCACCTCTTCGTCATAGGCTCCCTTTGCGGCCACGCCAGGCACGTCCACCACCTTCCAGCGGTCTTTGCCACCGTTGGGGTAGGTCTTGTACTCGTAGTGGCTG